TTTGCTTTGAAGTTTATATGAAAGCACTGTATCATTGCGACAGTGTTGATTTTGGTTATGACCACGACTCTATACTTTTTAAACTAGAAGATTGTGATGATATTGATTTAATTAATATTGATCACCATGATGATGTTTTTGGTGGAGACTATGATGGACATATTGAAAATGGATATCAAGTAGAGTATGACCAAATAATTCACTTTAACCGTGTTCACGAAGGAAACTGGGGCGCATGGTTGTCTAGTCAAGATAAAATAAAATCATTTACTTGGATAGGGAATGAAAACAGTAGAAATAAAGGAAGAAATGAAGTAAATAAATCACTAATGCCAAATTATTCAAACGTAGAAAAAGACAATTATACTTTTGATAATTATAATTTTGATCATATTTTTGTGTGCCTATCCCCTCAATATACTCCTAAAAGGCACTGGCATTATTTTTCAATGTTTATAAGTGCCTTCGAAGCAATGAAGGGAAAAGATGCTATAATACATACAAACAAATACGAAACTACCGTTCGACACCAACTAGTACATAATGAGATTTTACACCAACGTTCAAATGGTCGGTGACCACTTTTTAGTTCGTGGTTATGAAGATGGTAAACATTTTGCAACTCGTGAAAAGTTTAACCCAACTCTCTTCGTGCCTTCTAAAAGAGAAACCCCATACAGAACTCTTGATGGTGATCCTGTTGAAACTATTCGACCAGGAACAGTAAGAGAGTGTCGTGAATTTATTAAGAAGTATACTGGAGTTGAAGGATTCAAAATTTTTGGTAATGAAAGATTTATTTACCAATATATTTCTGAAAACTATAGAGAAGAAGAAATTAAGTTTGATATTAGTAAAATCAAACTAACTACAATTGATATTGAGGTTAAATCTGAAAATGGTTTCCCTGACGTAGAATCTTCTGCAGAAGAAGTTTTGCTTATTACCATTCAAGATTATTCTACAAAAGAGATTATTACTTGGGGACAAGGACCATTTAAACTTAAGCAAGGTAATCATTACTATAAGCAGTTTAATAATGAGTATGATCTTCTCAATGATTTCATCAACTGGTGGATGATTGAAGAGAATACCCCTGAGGTTCTGACTGGTTGGAATAGTAAACTGTATGATATTCCATATCTGGTTCGACGAATTGATCGTGTTCTTGGTGAAAAGTTGATGAAAAGGCTTTCACCTTGGGGACTTGTAACTGAACAGGAATTCTTTGTCAATGGTCGAAAGCAAATATCATATGATGTTGGTGGAATCTCTCAGTTAGACTATCTGGATCTATATAAAAAGTTTACTTATAAAGCACAAGAATCATATCGATTAGATTATATTGCCAGTGTTGAACTTGGGCAGAAGAAACTCGATCACTCTGAGTTTGATACGTTCAAAGACTTCTATACTAATGGGTGGCAGAAGTTTGTAGAATACAACATCATTGACGTGGAACTTGTCGACCGTATGGAAGACAAGATGAAACTCATTGAACTTGCGCTCACCATGGCATATGATGCTAAGGTGAATTATGAAGATGTCTTTTATCAAGTACGTATGTGGGATTCTATTATCTACAATTATTTGAAAAAGAAGAATATTGTCATTCCACCAAAATCAAGATCTGATAAAAATGAAAAGTATGCGGGGGCATATGTTAAGGAACCGATTCCAGGAAAGTATGATTGGGTTGTGTCTTTTGACCTTAATAGTCTTTACCCTCATCTCATCATGCAGTACAATATCTCACCAGAAACATTACAGGAGGTTAGACATCCCTCTGCGACTGTTGATAAGGTCTTGAATCAAGAAATTGATTTTACTGATTATGAACAGTTTTCTATTTGTCCTAACGGTTCAATGTATCGGAAAGATAAGAGAGGATTTCTTCCAGAACTGATGGATAAGATTTACAAGGATCGAACCATCTATAAAAAGAAGATGTTGCAAGCGAAGCAACAATATGAAAAGACACCAACTAAAACACTTGAGAAGGAAATTGCTAGATGTAATAACATTCAGATGGCACGTAAGATTCAACTCAACTCTGCCTATGGTGCCATCGGAAACCAATACTTCAGGTATTATAAACTGGCAAATGCTGAAGCAATTACCATGTCTGGACAAGTCTCAATTCGATGGATTGAGAATAAAATGAACACATATATCAATAAAATTATTCAAACAGACGGTATTGATTATGTTATTGCTTCCGATACAGATTCAATCTACCTAAATCTTGGACCTTTAGTAGATAAGTTTTTCTTTGGCAGCAAAAAGACTGTTCAACTTTTAGATAAGATTTGCCAAGAAAAGTTTGAACCATTCATTGATAAGTGCTATCAAGAACTGGCAACATATGTAAATGCTTATGATCAGAAGATGCAAATGAAGCGTGAGAACATCGCTGAACGTGGTATCTGGACTGCTAAGAAGCGATATATTCTTAACGTATGGGATAGTGAAGGTGTTCGTTACGATGAACCTAAATTGAAGATGATGGGTATTGAAGCAGTTAAATCTTCAACACCTGCACCCTGCCGCACGATGATTAAGGATGGTCTCAAACTTATGATGAATGCAACAGAAGAGGATGTTATTAACTTTATCGAAAAGTGTCGTGTAGATTTTAAGAAACTGCCCCCAGAACAAATTGCTTTTCCGAGAACAGCATCTGATATTCGTAAGTATCATTCACATTCAAGCATTTATATAAAGGGAACACCTATTCATTGTCGTGGGGCACTTCTTTTTAATCATTACATCAAAGAGAATAAATTGGCAAATAAATATTCACTGATTGGGAATGGAGAAAAAGTAAGGTTCGTTTACCTCAAAAAACCCAATATCATACAGGAAAATGTTGTGTCCTTTATTCAAGATTTTCCGCATGAACTTGGACTTGACAAATACATTGATTATGACCTACAATTTGAGAAAAGTTTTCTTGAACCTTTGAAATCTATCCTAGATGCTATTGGATGGAATGTGGAGAAAACTGTAAATCTTGAATTATTTTTTGGGTAATGGTTTTGTTCACTGAAAACGAATATTATTGGACACCAAATAATATGAGTGATGTTGAGGTAAAATTAATTTTAAGTTTACTTCGAGGTCAAGAAAACAAAAATCTTCATGATAAAATTTGGTGTTGGAACATGAACTATAGAAACAAAAAAAAATTATGAATTTTTTAAACGATATTGTAAAAGAGATTGGAGATGACTTCACCAAACTGGCAGCAGACATTGATGAAACTGAAACATACGTTGACACTGGTTCGTTCATCTTTAANGCTCTTGTATCTGGGTCTATCCGTGGTGGTGTNTCTGGTAATAAAATCACTGCAATTGCTGGTGAAAGTTCTACNGGAAAAACTTTCTTCTCTCTCGCAGTGGTTAAGAATTTTCTGGATTCTAATCCTGATGGATACTGCTTGTATTTTGATACTGAGGCAGCTGTCAATAAATCGCTCTTAGAGAGTCGTGGAATCGATCTCACACGTCTTGTCGTGGTTAATGTGGTGACTGTCGAAGAGTTCCGTAGTAAAGCACTCAAGGCGGTAGATATGTATCAAAAAGCATCTGAGCAAGACCGCAAACCCTGTATGTTTGTGTTAGATTCTTTAGGAATGCTTTCGACTGAAAAAGAGATTACTGATGCACTCAATGAAAAGCAGGTTCGTGATATGACAAAATCGCAACTGATTAAGGGTGCTTTCAGGATGTTGACACTCAAGTTGGGTCAGGCTAATATTCCAATGATCGTTACCAATCATACTTATGATGTAATTGGTTCTTATGTACCAATGAAAGAAATGGGTGGAGGTAGTGGACTCAAGTATGCTGCTAGTACTATCATCTATCTTAGTAAGAAGAAGGAAAAAGATGGAACAGAAGTCATTGGAAATCTTATTAAAGCTAAGACTCAAAAGTCNCGTTTAAGCAAAGAAAATAAGGATGTTACTATACGTCTATATTATGACGAGCGTGGACTTGATCGTCATTATGGATTGCTTGAATTAGGAGAACTTGGAGGTCTCTGGAAGAATGTTGCAGGTCGTTATGAGATTGATGGTAAGAAAGTCTATGCTAAAGCAATCTTAAAAGATCCTGAAACTTATTTTACTCCAGATGTAATGGAGAAACTTGACGAGATTGCTAGAGAAGAATTTGCTTATGGTTAATCTTAATCAGTTTATTCATGTTTATGAAAATGTTCTTGACCTAGATGATTGTAATTTTTTAATTTCATTATTTGAAAAATCTATAGACTTTCATGAGACTATAGAGAATGAAAGTAAACCAAACTTTACTCAGTATAACTTTACTAAGAACCTGGTAAAATTTACTGAGGATAAAAAAGTTGAAGATATTCACAATCTTCTAATAAAAAAGACTTTTGAGTATCGTGATAAGTATTATGACTTTACCGACTCAAGAGTTTTCCCTACTGAACATGCACTTGAACAATTTCGTATAAAGAGGTATAATACTGGTGGACACGACATGTTTGATACTCATGTTGATGTGATGAATTATGATTCTGCCAGAAGATTTTTATCTTTCTTTTGGTACTTGAATAATGTGGAGAAGGGAGGAGAAACTGAATTCACTTCGTTCAAGATTAAACCAAAGCAAGGAACACTTGTTGTTTTTCCACCACTTTGGATGTTTCCTCATAGAGGCAATTCACCTATAAGTGAATCAAAGTATCTGTTAAGCACCTATTTGCACTATAAGTAATGGAACGGATTGAGACTACTATTCTCAGAAACTTAATATGTAACGAAAATTATTCTCGTAAAGTCATTCCGTTCATAGAACCAACATATTTTGAGCAAAGAGGTGAAAAAGTAATCTTTGAGGAGATTACTCAATTCATTGTAAAGTATGGTTCTTCTATTACTACAGAAGCACTAAATATTGAGGTTGAGAATCGAACAGATCTAAACGAGAGTGAGATTAAAGAAACCAGAGACATCTGCAATTCTTTCACAGATCTTCCAGTAGATAGTGAATGGTTATTAGACACTACTGAAAAGTGGTGTCGTGATCGTGCCATTTATCTTGCACTGATGGAATCAATTCATATTGCAGATGGAAATGATGAGAAGAAGAGTAGGGATGCTATTCCTTCTATTCTTTCTGATGCTCTGGCAGTTTCTTTTGACAACAACATTGGACATGACTACTTAGAAAATTATCAACAAAGATATGAGTACTATCACAGGAAGGAGGAGAAGGTTTCGTTTGATCTCGAATACCTTAATAAGATTACGAGCGGGGGCATATCTAATAAAACTCTTACTATCGCGCTTGCTGGTACTGGTGTCGGCAAGTCTTTATTCATGTGCCATGTTGCTAGCTCCGTGTTGCTCCAAGGGAAAAACGTTCTCTACATTACAATGGAGATGGCAGAAGAGAAAATTGCTGAACGAATTGATGCGAACTTATTAGATGTTGCTATTCAGAATATTGTAGATTTGCCTAAGTCAACGTTTGAGAATAAAGTAACTAAGTTGGCAGCAAAAACACAAGGCACACTTATAATTAAGGAATACCCTACAGCATCTGCACATAGTGGACATTTTAAAGCACTTCTTAGTGAGCTTGCACTTAAGAAGTCATTTAGACCTGATATTATTTTCATTGATTACCTTAATATATGTGCTTCCTCCCGTTATAAGTCGGGGATGTCTGTCAATTCATATAGCTATATTAAGTCTATTGCAGAGGAGCTTAGAGGGTTGGCTGGCGAAGCCGAGGTCCCTATCGTATCTGCCACCCAGACCACTCGTAGCGGTTATGGTAGCTCTGATGTTGACCTTACTGACACTTCTGAGTCCTTTGGTCTCCCTGCTACTGCTGATCTTATGTTTGCCCTTATTAGCACTGAGGAACTTGAACAGATGGGACAGATAATGGTGAAGCAGCTAAAGAATAGGTATAATGATACTGTGGTCAATAAGAGATTTGTGATTGGAATTGACCGTGCCAAGATGCGTCTTTATGATTGTGAGCAGTCAGCACAAGATAATATACTTGACTCTGGGCAAGAACAGGAGTATAATAACGAAGAAAGAGTAAAAAAATCTTTTGATGGATTCAAGTTCTAATGTATTCTGTATTTAATCCACGTGGTCAAAAAATTGCTGATTGCGGTGCTCATCGAGATGCCGTAAATCTTGTTAACATGAGAAATTGTAGATGGGATGGACATTACTATCAATTCAAACCAATCTATGAAATTATAGATGTGGAACCATTTTCACAAAATCAACTTCCTACCAAAGATATTGCCGTCAATATGGACGGTGGTGTTGGAGGTAGTTGGCAGGAAGTAGAATATATTGAAGTTGGTGGTCAAAAGATTCCAACACAACAAAAACTGCCCGAACATTGCCAAGAACCATTTATTCCTGATTTTCATGACTAGTAAAGTAAACACTGATGCATATCTTGAGTTTGTGAATGCCGTCACATCTCAATCTAGTAAAGATGCTGATGCATTTGAGTATCGTATTCAAGAACTTCGTGGAGAAGGATTTGAAACACACCGACTTCTAACTGCTGCTGTAGGAATGTCTGCTGAGGCAGGTGAGTTTACTGAAGTTGTAAAGAAGATTATCTTCCAAGGCAAACCAGTAAACGAGGAGAA